ATTATTTGAGCAATCAGAATCAGTTCAAAGATTATGACTTTGATGGTTCTGCTTTGTCAGTTCTTTTGGATGTTCTTGCATACAATACCCACTATTCGGGATTCTATGCAAATATGGTTGCGAATGAAATGTTCTTGGACAGTGCAGTAACAAGAAATGCCGTGGTTTCTAGAGCGAAGGAGTTGGGACACACTCCAAGTTCAAGAAAAGCGGCACAAGCAGAAATTATGATATCATATCCGAATTCAGACAGTTCGTTTCCCACCTTTTTACCAATCGGAACAATATTCAGTTCTACCAATGAAAATGGAGATTCATTTAATTTTGTAAACACTGATATAATTCAATTGGGGGAAACAGGTGGTTCTGGTGGAAATGTTCCAGGCGGAACTGGTTCTGTGTATGAAGGTGCATATAGAAGAACAAGTTTTTTGTTTGACGCAAATGATGATGCTTCTCAAAAATTTACTATGCCAAGCAATAGAGTTGACACCAAACATCTTAAGGTAAGAGTGCAAAACTCTACAACAGACAGCACGGGATATTATAGTCCGTGGTCTCTATCAACAAATTATACAGGACTTACTTCTGGTTCTGATGTATATTTTTTACAAGAAATAGAAGATGGACTGTTTCAAATTTATTTTGGTGATGGTGTGGTAG